CGAAGGAAGGTTCGAACCCTTCGCGAATAATCATCGACGAGTTACACGCCCACCAGACTCGCGACTTGTTCGACGTGTTTTCGTTGGCTATGGGTAACAGAGGCAACATTGCTCAACTTATGGCTATTACTACGGCAGGCAAGAAGTCGGATTCGACCGGCTCGGACTCTATCGCTTACACCCTTTACCAATACGGTCAGAAGGTTGCGAGTGGGGAGATTGTTGACCCTTCGTTCTTTATGGCGTGGTGGGAAGCGCCAGCCGATATGGATCACACGAACCCTGAAGCGTGGGCTATCGCTAACCCTGGTTTCAATGACCTTGTGGCTGAGTCTGATTTTCAGTCGGCCGTCAAGAGAACACCTGAAGCTGAGTTTCGCACTAAGCGTTTGAATCAGTGGGTTTCTTCGACTACGGCTTGGCTGCCTAACGGTCTTTGGGATACTTTGCAGGGCGAGTTTGACTGGAACCCTGATGACGAATACATCTTGGGCTTCGATGGTTCGTTCTCTGGTGACTCGACGGCTATTTGCGCTGTGACCATTCCGAAGGATGACGAGCTGCCGAAGGTGAAACTTGTTGCGACTTGGGAGAAGAACTGGGGAGTCGATGACGATTCTTGGCGTGTGCCGATTGCCGAAGTCGAAGCAACGATTTTCAACTGGGTCAAAGAATACCCGCTTGTTCGAGAGATCGCGTGTGACCCTTTTCGTTGGGCAAGAACTATGGAAGCGTTACAAGAACAAGGTTTGCCGATTGTCGAATACAACACTGGATTTTTAAAATATATGATTCCAGCAACACAGAAAGTCTTTGACGCTGTTGTTGAAAAGAAACTTGTTCACGACGGCAACCCTGCATTGTCACGACACCTGGATAACTGTTTTTTGAAGTCTGATGCGCGAGGGGTTCGAGTTACGAAAGAGTCGAACACTTCTAAACGCAAGATTGACAACGCTATCGCGTTTATCATCGCCTTCGATAGAGCAACAAGGGCTGGTAACATTGAAGAAGCCATTGTGCCAGAGTTTTTTTCATTCTAGGGAGTTTGCTTGTTCGCAACTATTCTGCAAGCCGTTGGCGTTGTGTCTATTGCTGTCGGCGCGTTTCTAATCTGGGTGCCGGCTGGCTTTATTGTGGCTGGTTTGGGCTTGGTCGTTTTTGGTCTTGCCGCTGAAAGAAGTAAATAATGCTGAATCGTTTGTTGAATCAAGGTGGCGAGGAACGCGCTATTTCGTTCCAGTCTATTTGGGGTTCTGGTGGCGACCTAACGGCGTTCTCAACTCAAGCCGACACGATGATCGACCACGATTCTGCGACCACTGTGAACGCTGTTTGGGCGTGTGTCACTCTGATCGCGGACACTATTTCGACTTTGCCTGTTGACGCTTACATCAAAAAAGATGGCGTAACTTACCCTTACCGACCACGCCCGACTTGGGTATCACAACCAGACTTTGAAATCTCACCTAGCGCGTTCTGGCAACAGACACTTATTAGCCTTCTCATCGACGGCAACGCATTTATTCGTGTATTTCGCGACCCGAATACTGGCGATGTTCTAAACCTTATGACTCTTGACCCGATGAAGGTCGAAGTGAAGCGCACCGCCGTTGGACAAAAGCGTTTCAACTACGAGGGCGAAGGTCGTTCGCTCGACTCGAACGAAGTGTTGCACATCACTGGTTCGCTACTTATGCCAGGTCAGGTTCGAGCTGCCAGCCCTGTTGACAAGTTGAAAGAAAACTTGGGCCTTGCAATGGCTTTGGAGAACTTTGCTGCTCGGTTCTTTGGGCAGGGAACACAGACTTCGGGCGTTATCACTTATCCAGGTCAGTTGACTAAGGAACAAGCGGACAACTTGGGCAGGTCTTTTGACAACGCTCACAAGGGTTACAAGCGTTCTCACCGCACCGGCATTCTCTCTGGTGGCGCTCAGTTTGTGAAAACCGCAGCAAACCCTGACGAGGCACAAATGTTGGACTCGCGCCGTATGGCTGTCGAGGACATTGCTCGCGCGTATCGTGTGCCGCTCAATATGATCGGTTTGGCTGAGAAGGGTGCTCAGAGTTACAACTCGAACGAACAGAATGCGATTGCGTTTGTCACACACACTCTTAGGCCCTGGATTGTAAAACTCGAAGATGCGTTCTCAGCTCTCCTACCTAACAAGGCTTACATTGACTTCAACGTTTCAGAGTTGTTGCGCGGCGACTTTGCCACACGAGTCGCAGGTTACTCAACCGCACTTCAGTCGGGCTGGATGACCATAAACGAGGTTCGTAAGATTGAAGACTTGCGACCTGTAACCGACGGCGATCAGAACCGTGTGCCGTTGGCTAACGTGAATCTTGGTTCTGCGTCGCTCACCGAACAAGAATCTAAAATTTCGATGGCGCAAAAACTTATCAACATTGGTTTCAAACCTGAAGATGTTTTGTCGGCTCTCGCGTTGCCACCTATTCCGCACACTGGTATTCCGTCAACACAGCTACAAAATCCGTCACTCATTGACCCTGCTAACCCTTTGACTTATGACATTGGCACAGAGTCTTTGCCTGCTGCGGTTGTTGCCCAAACGCAGACGGGTGCCTAGTGCCTTATTTCATCAAGAAGTCTGATACCGGCTGGAATACAATTAAGGAAGATGGAACCGTTATTGGGTCGCACCCAACTAAGCAAAGTGCGATTGACCAAATGGTTGCGATTAGTTTGAAGGAAAAAATGACACCTGGCGGCGAAATGCGTGATGCTGGAACAAACATTGGTATCAGCGACATTGACGATACTCTAATCGTCGAGGGCAAGGTTCACCAAGATTATTACGCTTGGCTAGACCACCAGCCTGTTGACCTATACCTTGTGACTGGTCGCCCGACCACCGATCGCGAATCAACTATCGCGCAGCTGAATCAGTTGGGCATTCAGTATCAGCAACTCATTATGAATCCTGGTGGCGACTCTAACGCGTTCAAGGGTGAAACTGCTGCGTCGCTTATCGAAGATGGTTACAACATTCAGTTTGCCGTTGACAATAACCCTGAAGCAAGAAAAGCCTACGAGGATGCTGGTGTGGCAAACGTGTATGACCCAGCAAAGATGCCTGCTATGGCTTCTATGTCCCAGCGTGACGGTTATGACGCTATGCCTGAACCTATTGCTGTTGAGGCTGTGGAAGAAACTACTGCGGATTTGGCTGAAGAATTGTCAGAACTTTTGGGCAATCTTGTTGCACTCAAGTTTCAAGCTCACGGTTATCACTGGAATGTCAAAGGCCCATTGTTTGCTCAGTTTCACGAACTATTTGGCGACATTTACGCCGATGTAGATGACGCTATTGATCCCACTGCTGAGAACATCCGCAAACTCAATGTCGATGCACCGTTCTTGTTGCCTGATTTTGTTGCTGCTACTGAACTTGACATCAAACCTGTCGGCTCTGACCCTGTTGCTATGTCGGGCGAATTGTTCAAGTCGTTCTCGATGGTTATTCCTGACCTTGTTGAAACTGCTGAAACTGCCGATTGCCTAAACCAAATGGGTATTGTGAACTTCCTAAATGATGTTCAAGACCGTTTTCAGAAGTGGTCTTGGCAACTGCGAGTCATTATTGGTAACGAAGTAGCCGATATGTATGAACAAGATTTGGAAGAAGTTGGCGAGATTCACGACCCAGCACAACCAACCGACCAGCCTGAAGTTGCTACTGGTTACGATATGGACACTATGGCCCCGATGGTCGAAGGTCGTTTCGTTGATCCGAAGTTTGTTCAAGAAAACCGTCAGTCAGGAAACAAAATGCTCGAACAGCGCACCGCTCTAGAAACTATCGAGCTGCGACAAGAAGGCGATGGTATGACTTTTAGCGGTTACGCTGCGAAGTTTGACTCACCGAGCCAGCCGTTGCCATTTACCGAGATTATCAAGCCTGGCGCATTCAAGCGTTCGCTCGCTTCTCGCAACGATGTGAAGTTGTTGTGGAATCACGATTCAAGTCAGGTTCTTGGTTCGACTCGTGCCGGCACTCTAACTTTGGTCGAGGATGCTGTTGGTTTGCGTGTGACTGCTAAGTTGCCTAACACGTCTGCTGGTCGTGACGCTGCCGAGCTTATCAAGCGTGGCGATGTGAACGCGATGTCGTTTGGTTTCTCCGTTCCGCAGGGTGGCGACACCTGGAGCGAGGATGGCAACACTCGTGAACTCAACTCGGTCAGACTTTTTGAAACAAGTATTGTTGCGTTCCCAGCCTACGAATCGACTGCTGGTTCGACTTCTGTTCGTTCGGGCGAAGCCGAAGAGAAAAAACCTGCCGATCTAGGTTTGTTGCGTAAGCGTCTAGACCTGCTCAAATAGGCTCTAAAACTTTTCTACTAAACTTGTAATCAAGGTTCTGCGTAAGCGCGAACCTAGTCAGCGTTAGCGCGGCGTTTATCCTATTCAAAAAAACCAAACCTGAAAGGACATCTAATGTCTGAATTTCTAAACGGTATGGTCGAGGAACGTCAGAAGCTCTGGCACGAAGCAAAGGCCATCATCGATGTTGCCGAAGCCGAAGGCCGTTCGCTCTCAGGCGAAGAGGAAGCCAAATACCAGGCTATCTCTGCTGACCTTGACAAGAAAGCCGAATTTATCGACGAGGCTCGTAGCCGCGCCGAGCGCGAAGACCGTGCAGCTGCTGTTGCCGCACAGACTCGCGTAACCACTCCAGA